TCGAGACGGTCAATACCCCGGGGCAGCGACTCTACGGCAAGCAGTGGGAGATGATGAACGGCAAGGGCGTCAATCTGGAGTTCCAGATGAACGCGCTGCACTATTGCACCCGGCCCCGCGTACTCATCCCCGGCAAGCGCACCTGAAGTGGGGCAGGGTGATTGATGACCTCGCCCTTTGACGCTCTGGATGCACTTGCATCCGATGCGGCACTGGAGGGGTTCGGCGAAGAGGCGGTTCTGATCCCGCGCCGTAGCAGTCAGTATGCCGAGGCGGCGGCCGACGCCGACCGGATGCTGGTGAAGGTCAGGGGCATCTTCTCCGCCCTTGCCGCACCGTCCGATCTCCGGGGGCAGGGCCGCGGCGGGGAGTTCACCGGCACGACGCGCATGGTCTCCGAACAGTCCGCCTTCTGGATCGCGGCCGCGCAGGTTGCGGAGCTCGGGTTCCGGCCTGCGAAGGGTGACCTGCTCAAACTGCCGGCGCGGTGTGGAAGCCCATCTTTCGCCATTGCCGCGGTTCATCCGACCAGCATGGGCGATCTCAACCTTCTTCTCGTCCGGGAGGATGTTCCGGAATGAGTGCTCTCCGTCTACGGCAAAGGCTTGGTGGCGGCTGCGGGGGAGGGGCATGTTCCGGACGGGAACATGCCCACTTGCTTGCGCTCAGGAAAACCGTTCCGGTCCGGAACGGTTTCCGGACAAAGGGCACATAATAAATGGCAGCCGGACGGGTGAGGCCTCGTCCAGCTGCCTGCGGCCAGATTGCAGGCGGATAAGGGGCATCCGAGGCCGCTAAAAGCATTGATAGCACAAGGTGACAGTGGAGTCATCGGACCGCCTGTTGACTTATCCGTGAGGGTATTCCTGCATGAGCCTCGCTCGTCTTGCCACGCGCATCGCCGCGGCACGCGCCCTTCGCGGTGCGACGCTGGCAGAAGCCCGCGTCTATGACAGCGCCATTGCGCCAATCGACCAGACCATTGCTGAAGAGCGCCAGCCCATTCTGATCGTCACCACCGATGATCACGAGATGGACATCACCGGGCGCGACCTGTTCCACGGCAACGTATCCTGTGACCTCGTCATCGAGGCCGCCATAGCTGCGCGGGTGGAGGTTGCGGGCGAGGAGAGAATCATCACCATCCCGCACACCGATGAGGGGATGGAACTCGCTCTCGATCTCATGGAGCATCAGGTCATGGCGGCGCTGACGCGTGAGCGCAGCGAATGGTCGCGCGTCTGGATGAAACTGGTCCCGCGTATTTCAAGAAGACTGTCGCGTCGGGGTGCCTCGGTCGAGAAGGGCGTGCGCTTTGCCGCGCGGCAGATCGTGCTGACCTGCGACCTGATCGAGCCGCCCACCGATGGTGCTGCGATCGGTGACGGCACGGCATGGGCGGATTTGCTTTCCGTAATGGAGGAGGACACCGATCTGGCGCCCATCGCTCAAATGTTGCGCGCTGAAATCGAAGATTCGCCGCTGGCCGACTGGCGGCGCGCTGCCAACATGCTGGGCATCCATCTGGAAACCACCGATGCGATTGGCCTCGGACCCCTGCTGGATTTGTCAGAGGATCCGCAGATGTTCGAGGAAGCGGAGGTCGCGGGTGCGCCCGATCCTGCTGTGGTGAACCACCACACTTCGCTGGCGCGCATCGCCGATGCGTGAAGTGGTGGAACTTGCCGCCCGCATCGCCGAGCTTGAGCGCCGCTTCTCCGGTGTCATGCGGCACGGCACGGTGGAGGAGGTCGATGCAGCCCGGCAGCGGGTCAGGCTGAACTTCGGCAAGGACGTCGACGGCCAACCTTTCCTGTCGCCCTGGGTGCCCTATGCTCAGATTGCCGGCGCCCTGAAGGTTCACACACCGCCGTCGAAAGGTCAGCAGTTCACGGCGCTGTCGCCCAGCGGCGACTGGCAGCAGGCCGTGGCGCTCCCGATGACGTGGAGCGACTACAACAAGTCACCGTCTTCCAAGGGCGACGAGAACGTCCTCACCTACGGCAACGTCACTGCAACCCTGAAAGACGGCCTCTGTGAGGTCGTTGTTGGCGCCGCCACCCTGAAACTCACGTCCGCCGCCGTGACGATCAAGGTTGGCGGCGTCAACGTTGAAGTGAGCGATGCCGGCGTGGCCGTCACCGGCGGCCAGGTGACCCACGACGGCAAGAATATCGGCGCCACCCACATCCACGGTGGGGTCGTGCCCGGCGGCGGGCTGACCGACGTGCCGGCGAACTGACATCCGTCACGGCTGCCGGTGCGGAGAATACCGGGACTTAATCTCCGCAGATCGTGCGGAGAAAAACCTTGTCTGCGGTCGCTATCCGCTCCCGGCATCACCTAATCTTCCAATCACCGAGGTATGAAATGCCACGCTACGCCATCACCGAGAGGGCGGGCCCCTTCGTCGCGGCCCATCGCAACACAGGAGTCGGGACCGTTCTCGAACTCACGGAGCGCCAGGCCGAGCATGAGCTGCGGCTCGGTACGCTTGTTCCGTTGCCAGTGCCGGAAGTCCGGACCGACGCAGAGCCAGAGGTTACCCTCACCCAGGAACCGCTCATTCAGGTTCAGCTACTGGCGAGCGAGGACGAAGCGTCAGCCGCGCGGCGCGGGAAGCCGAGGCGGTCCGCCCCTCATGACCGGTGATCTCCGCGACCCTTCCGTCGGCCTCGACGCAGCCACCGGCGGCATCCTGGCCGGCTGGGAACATGTCGTCCAGTCGCTACGGGACATTTTCGACACCCGCTTCGGCTCGCGCATCATGCGCGAGTGGTACGGGTCCTTCGTGCCCAACTTGTTGGGCCGGCTGATCACGCCCGACGAGGTGGTGCCGTATTTTGCGGCCATCACCTCGGCCATCGAGCAGTGGGAGCCCCGCTTCCGGGTCACCCGCATTGAAGCCGTGAAGGTCACGCGCGACGGGCAGCTCCATGTATTTCTCGAGGGCGAGTACCGCCCGCGCGCCGTCTACGGGGATTTCACCCCCGCGGGTGCCAGGCGGCTCGACGCCTACGCCAATCCGGATGGCATGCTGATCGAGGAGAGGCTGTCGCAATGAGCCGCTTCACCGCCATCAATCTCTCGGGGCTTGCTCCGCCCGACATCATCGAGGCGCTGGACTATGAGGCCATCGTCACCGCGATGCGGGACGATCTGGTGGAACGCTTTCCGCTCATCGCGGGCGTGATCGACCTCGAGAGCGAGCCGGCGCGCAAGCTCATCGAGGCCTTCGCTTACCGGGAACTCCGGCTCCGGGCGCGCATCAACGATGCGGCGCGGGCCGTGCTGCTCGCCTCGTCCTACAGCACGAACCTCGATCATCTCGGGGCACTGTTTGCGACCGCCAGGCAGGACGGCGAGAGCGACGCACGTTTCCGCCGCCGCATCCAGCTGGCGCCCGAGGCCTTCTCGGTCGCGGGTCCCGAGGGTGCCTATCAGTATCATGCGCTCACCGTCGCACCCTGGGCGCGTGATGTCTCGGCAGTCTCGCGGCGGCCGGGCGTGGTGCGCGTCACCGTGTTGAAGGAGGGATTCGATCCTTGTCCTACGATTGCCGAGCGCGAGGCCGTCAGGCTGCACCTCGGCAATGAGGCAATCCGCCCACTCACCGATGTGGTCGAGGTGCTGGCGCCCATCGTCCGGCGGACCAGGGTCGTTGCGAAGCTGACCCTGTACCCCGGCCCCGATGCGCAAGTGGTGCGTCAGCGGGCACTCGCCGCCGTCACATCATGGGTGGAGAAGAACCGCATGCTCGGCATGAATCTCCGGCGATCGGCGCTCTACGCCGCGCTGCATCGAGAGGGCGTCCATTCGGTCGACCTCGTGTCGCCGGCGGAGGATCTGGTCCTCGATGTGACCGAGGTCTACGCGGTCGATGCCATCGAATTGACCGTCAGTTCCATGCGGGATGAGTGACGGCATGACCCGGCAAACGCTTCTTCCGCCCAACCACACCGCTTTCGAGGAGGCCTTCGACCTCACCGGCGCGCGGATCGACGAGCTCCCGGTCGAGATCCCGAAGCTGGTGCGGCCATGGGAGATCCCGCCGGCGCATCTGCCGTGGCTGGCCTGGGGCCTGTCGGTCGATCTCTGGGAACCGGACTGGACGCAGGAGAAGCACCGGACGCTGGCGGCCCGCGCGTTGCCGATGCATGCCCGGAAGGGCACGCAGGCGTCGATCACCGAGCACATCCGCATCATGGGAGCCGAGCCCCGCCGCTTCATCGTGCCGCCGGCGAAGACTTATCTGATGGAAGGCTTCACGGAGGAAGAGCGGCAGGCCTTCCTCGCGCGGTTTCCGCAGCTCCGCATCTATCCGTTTGTCGCGCGGGGCACTTACCGATACGGGCATTTCACATCGGCGGCGTTCGGCAGGTCCAAGGCCTTTCTGGATGCGTCCTGCATCAAGGACGTCGGTGCCTGGTCGCGCTATGTGCGCACGGCGAAGCTCTGGGACCGCGGCGAGGAAACCACGCTCACCATCCGCGCCGTGACGCCTGAAGGTGTTGGCCGTTTCTACGCCGCAGAATTTGACGAGGTGATCCTCGGCGCAAAGCCGACGAGGGCATTGCATCTCGACACGCCGCCGAAGGCCAAGGCGTTCCTGGTCGATGACTTCGGCGTGGCGCAGCGGTTCATCCGCATTTCGCGCGACGCCAGCTATTCCTACCGGCTGGGCCGCGAGACATATACGACCGCCTGGCCCAACGCGGACCTTGTCGATGTCAGGCCGCAGAGCATGGCCGAGCGGCATCAGGGCCAGCCTGGCGCTCTCTACGCAACTGGCCGGCAGTTCATTGCAGGCAAGCACCTGCCGCCCACCATCGCCTGGCAGCACATCTATGAGCGCTGGCACATCCATGACCCGGACCGGGTGCCGGATGTCCGCATCCGCTCCACGCACCTTGGGTACACCCGGCTCGGCATGCCGCCGTTTCACGCGGAGATCAGGACCCGGATTGCAGGGACACAGTCGCCGCGCACCGCGGGGTTGTTCGTCACCGGCTACCTGATGACCGGCGACCGCAGGCCCATCGGCCGTATCCGCGAGGCGGTGCGGGTGTCGAAGTCGCTCAGGGACAGGATCCTGCTGGATACGAAGACCTTCCGCTTTCCCCGCGCCGGCGACCGCCTGAGGTTCGGGACCGTGACGCTCGGGCGCTACATCGCGGCATAGAGGGCTTTGGAAGACCTCAGTCGCGCTCGCACACGAAGCCCGAGTCTTCGCCATCATGGATGTAGAAGTGCCCCACGAGTCGGCCGGCCGTGCCGAGCGCAGCCCATCCGCGGCCGCACGCGGGGTCCCTGTCGTCGTGTCCTTCCCACGAGAACTCCGCGCAGGCGGATCCATCGCGTGTGCCGTAGCGAACATCGAGAAAGCCCTTGAGCGCGCCGAAGGCGATTTCGCCGTTCGCCTCGCCCCTGAACGTCAGGTGCGCTTCCTCGACGAGGTCGAGGACGTCGTTGCCCCACTGGTCCATCTCGACGACGCGCCAGCGGCCAGAGAATGCCTTGGCGAAGGCTGGCACCCTTTTCATCAGCCGATCTCCACGATGAGCGTGTTCTCTTGCGCCAGATTGTGGGGAGCTTGCTGAAAGATCAAGGCTCATCCGGGGCGCTTCCAGCTCCAAAACCATACCGCGGTCAGGCTCCGCCACAGTCGCGGGGCCGATTATCCGACACGCTTCCAGAAGGAACAGATCCGTGGAACAGACCGTCATTTTCCGCGACCGGCAGGAACTGCAGTCCGCCGATCTCAACAATGCGCAGGATTTCGCGCGGGCGTCCCTCGACCACGTGGTGAAGGACGCCATCGACGGCGGCAAGGCGTATACCGGCTTCTCGGCATCCAAGACCGCGGCGACCGAGATCACCCTGTCGCCGGGGCGCTATTATGCCGGAGGCCAGGTCTTCGCCCGGAACGAGAATGTGGTCATCGACTTGTTCAATGCGCTGCCGCTGGTGACGAGGAAGCGGGTCGCCATCGTCGCCTTCGGCCAATCCGTCGATACCGACGTCCAGCCGCGTGATTTCCTGATCGATGCCCAGCTCGGCACCACCGAGCCCCAGGCCGTCGCCATGGAGAACATGCGCCGGGCGGAACTCTCGGCGGTCGCTGGCGTGGAAGGTCCCGATCCCTCCTATCCCCCGACCGATGCCGCCACCGTGGTGATCTGCTATGCGGTGCTTGACACGGCGGGCATCGTCTCGATCGAGCAGTGGGTCCCCACCCAGCTTCCCAACCTGAGGCTGGTGGCCAACCGGGTCGCGGCCCTCGAGGTGTGGCGCGGGCAGATCAGCGGCCAGGTCGATACGCTGAGGACCGACCTCTCGGCGCTGGCCGACCGGCTCGGTGCCTTTGCCTTGAAGAGCGAGACGGTGGACCTCACGGAACAGCTGGAGGAGCTGCGCCGCAAGGTCTACGAGCCGGGCGCCTACATCTATTACGGCACCAACCATTTCCTCACCGACGAAGGCTCCAACTTCGATCACCCCGCCTTCGATGCCGCTGTGGGGGAGGGGGTGCGCTTTCCCGAGGCGGGCTCGGCCACCTCGGCGCTGGCGCTCCTCAACCCGAACAATGCCTTCGTCACCGTGAACGGCGGCTTCGTGCTGCCCAAGTACGCCCACGGCCTCCGCATGAACCTCGCCGGCTACTCGGGCGAGCTGCGCATGGCGCAGTACACCTTCGAAACCACCGCCATCCGCCAGCTGTTCCGCTCGCGCGAGCGCCGCCGCTATGGTGCGACGAAGCAGGTCTGTACCAACTCGGCCTGGTGGCGGCAGGGCATCTACGACCAGGCCGCCAGCACCTTCACCCGCAGCGGCGAGACCTGGGAGGTGGTGAACGGCATTCCCGACCGCATGCCCAACGGCCAGGTCATCCCCAACGGCAATGTCCACTGGGTGCGCCTCACCCAGTTCTGGATCGACATCTTTCTCGAGCCCTACTGGGACCGGGTGACCGCCACCACCACCTTGAACGGCCAGCAGGTGGCCCAGACCTTCCTCAACTCGCAGGACGGCTGGCTCACCCAGGTGGGATTGTATTTTAGCCGGAAGGCGGCGGCGGGCGATGTCCATGTGCTGGTCTGCGAGACAGCCTTTGGCATGCCGGACCTCTCCCGGGTGATTTCCCGGACCGTGCTGCCGGTGGCCGATATCCAGGTCGGGGCCGTCGCCGCCAACGCGGCGCTTCCGGCCCTTCTGGAAACCACCGTCCCCATCATCCCGGCCTATCTGGTCTCAGGGCGCCGCTATGCTGTCGTGCTGGTCAC